TTTAGAGATATGAGCTTAAAAGCAGGTGATTTTGTGAAAATTTTAAAAATGGAGAATTCTTTAAAATCGTACAAATCAAAAAGATCTACGGAGACTGTATTGAAACCAGTCACGGACTTTATAACAGAACTACACTTGCAAGTCGATTAGATGGCAGGTGTATTATATCTGGAATTGTGAGTTGGGAGGACCAGCATGGAGTGGACGGATTGGGTGGACTTGGAACCTGAAACCAAAACGGACATCAAAACCAAGATTGAAAATGATGGATACACTTTTCCACACTACGACAAGAAAAACAATGGCGTCAAGTACGTCATTTCTACAATGGACATCAAGCGAGACTGTCTAAGAATTGGGGTGCCATTTGAAGATGTGTACCCTTTGCAAACTACACTTTTTTAACAGGAGAAAAACAAATGCAAAGAACAGCGGTAATTAATACGCCTTTTACAATCGTAACAAGCAAAACAGAACAGAATATCGAAATTGTCGGGAGCTCGTTGTGGAGTCCAGTAGCAGAATTTGTAAAACAAGATAGACAGCTATCACTAGACGAAAACGGCGACTTATTTGAGCCTGAATACAAGCTGGTGCTAGAAGCTAAGCAATCTGTTGATATGATTTTAGATAGCGCCTATGCAGCTGGAGAATTTGCCAAAGATACCAAAGAAGTTCAGACCCTCTTTAAATTTATTGAAGAAAACAAAAAGAATCTATTTGAAGAATTGGGATTCCATGGAGTTTTGCTATGAAGCTTGTCCTGAACATTGAGCCTAAACCTCAATCACGGCCAAGGTTTGCAAGACGTGGGAGTTTTACCACGACTTACGAAGACAAGGACATGAAAGCCTGGCGCAATCATTGCCAGTTGCTCATTGCTAATCAGTACATGGGCCAGCCTCTTCTTGAGGGAGCTTTGAGGGCAAAGGTTAGATTTTATATCAAACCTCCTCAGTACATTTCTAAGGCCAAGAAGAACCAGCAGGCCCTCCTGGATGAGATTATCCCTGTAGGCAAGAAGCCTGACATTGACAACTACGAAAAAGCCCTATATGACAGTATGTCAGGGATTGTCTTCCAGGACGATGGTCAGATAGCGCTACATGATGTAGGCAAGTTCTACAGTCTAAATCCACGGATAGAGGTAGAGGTGGAGGTTATGGAACCCCTGAGTATTTAAAGAAATGAGGAGCAGATGCAATCCTGATTGGCTCGTACTTTGTAAGCTGCGGTCACGAATTTGGAGACCTGGAAAGCCATAAGATAAGTTAAAGGAGCAGGAAGATGAATAAGCAGGAGTTGATTGGAAGAATTAAACGTTTAGATGAATCATACTTAAAAACGGAATTTGTTTTAAAATTAATCGAACAACTAGACGAACCAAAACCAGTCAAAGTTCCGCAGTTTGTGGCGGAATATATCGAGTATGCGAAAAACAACTATTGGGATTTACAAGATTTATTTAAGTTTATAGACGATGAAGAAAATAAGAATTTACAAAGATGGTTTTATCACGAATGTGAACAAGAAACACTTGCACTAGCTTGGCTTTTCGGCTACGAGGTCGAGGGAGAAAAGCGGTATTTTGTGAAGATGAAAGGGATCGCAAAATACAAAAATTATTTAGTATTTGGTGAAATATCGAGAACATGGTTTTTTGCTAGTGTTGGAAGCAATGATGTGACATTCACACACACCAGCAAAGAACTAGAAGAAGCTGGTTTCGGCTGGGTGTTTAATTGTGAGGGGATAGAAGTCGAGGAGGTGGAGTGATGGAAGATACTATCTGGCTAGAATGGATTGCTGAGGTTATGGCAACTAAGCCTGTCGGTAACGAATTGCTAGAAAGCCAACGTGGTCAAGAAGTAGTTGATTTGCTATTGGATTTGGAGAGCAATGACTTTAATTGGCATCGAGGCGATGCTGACACTTTCTGGATAGATGCTCAGATGTGCATCAAGTATCAACTTTCAAATGCGGAGATTAAATTCTTAGCTAAACAACAACCAGGTGTTGTGAATTATAAGAAGCACGCAAAAGAAAGAAATGCTTATTCAGAGATGATGAGAGGTCTTGAGAAGTTGAAAGAACTTAACTTTCCAGAAATATATAATCATTCGTTATCTCCAGAAGAAGAAAAGAAAAAATTTGAAGAAGAAATGGCGATTGAACAAAAGTACATATCGCCTTATCAAAAATTAGATGAACTTGAAAAACGATTTTTTGAAAATCAATTTTTATTTGGTCAAAAAGTGATGGAAGCTGCAATGAAAATTGTATCAAGCGAAAAGAAAATAACTGTTGATAATTTTTTCAATATTGGAAGTCATCGAATTAAATTCACAGTTGAGGAGGTCACAAATTGAAAAATACACTAATTCGCTTCTTGCTTGCATGGTCGCTTATCGCTACTTGCTTGTTATTCATGCAACGTGAAGCACAGAAACCCTTGCTTGTTTATTACACTGATAGCAAGTATCAGATCACTGGCAAGGTGGAAGAAAACGAAAAATCGGAAATCTATTCACTATCACGGTAAACGGTAACGTGTTTGTGGTGAATGAGCAGAAATATAAAAATATTGAAATAGGAGATAATATCGAATTATGAACACAATAGACAAAGTCAAACAATGGTTTATTGACCGTGATTTAGAAAACGGAGGAGAATGATGGCTAAAGATATTTTAACGGATCTAGCATTTGAGAATTTTCACAAATGTATGGGAATTACTGATTGGAAAGAATCTGATGAAGTAATTCTTGTTAGCTTGGCTAACAAAGAACAAATTGAGTCAGATGAAAGTTATCGTTCAGCCGGAAAATGTAATTATCTTGGCAAACGAATCTGTATCTTTTGCACACAGGTAAAGAAAAATAATTACATTACGCTACATAAATCTTTTTTAGAAAAAGTTATTAAGACAATGGAATCATTTAAAGATGTGGAGGAAAAGTAAAATGAAAATCAAAAAAATTGTAGCAGTTATTTCAGTATTAAGTGCATTGTTATTATTAACTGCTTGCCGTGAAAGCGAAAAGGTTTCTTATAACGTCAGTCAAGAAGCAGATAACTTCAACATTGTTCGTCGCGTGGCAGTTATTAACACTCGAACAGATAAAGTTGAGTTTGAGGTCATTGGACGCATTTCTGTAGAGACGGAAGCAAACGAAGGCAAACGTCTTGAAATCTTAGTTGAGACTGCAAAGGGCGTTTACAAGAAACACATGGTAAATCTAACAAGTTGGAATATGTATGTCGTAGAAGACCTTGAAGGCGCTGAAGTAGATCAGTACAAATATGAGGTCAACTACATGCCTGAAAGTATTATCCCGTTTAAAGTAACGAAAAAAGACTAAATAAAAAAGCCAAGACACTCTCTGTCTCAGCTAATAGTTATCGCAAAGACTATGATACCACAAAAGGAGATAGAGAGTGAACAAGGCTAAAGAGCTCTTGAAAGAGCTACAGGATCTGGATATAGATATCCAAAGCCGTATAGACGAAATTAACGAGCTTGAGGCAGGTTTGCTCTCAAGCCCTAAGTGGACTGATGTCAAAGTCCAAGGTGGTCAAGCTAGAAAAGTTGATGACGTCTATACTCAGCTTGTTGTAATGAAAGAGGCTATAGAACAGGATACGAAAGAGGTTATCGACAGAAAGCTTGAATTAGGTAGAATGATCAACAGGCTTAAAAATCCAAAGCATAGAACTATTTTGAGAAAGACCTACATCAATAAAATGTACGTCGATGACATCTGTGAGAGTATGGGAGGCATGAGCTCTCCTACTTATTATCGCTTGAAGAAACAGGCGGTAAATGAGCTTGATGTCATTCTTTCGGAATTGATAGTGAATGATAGTAACGGTACAGGCATGAAGTCTAAAATCTGTTAGAATGGTAGTATCAAGAATTGAACAAAGGCACCTTAGGCGACGACCTAGAAAAGCTTCTGAAAAACTGCTGGCTTGGGTTACCAGTGGCGATAGAGTAGGATGTTTTAATATCGCAAAAAATGACTACAAAAAATAAAAACAAATGTAGTATCTAAACTAGCAAGGTTGTAGTCGCCTTGCAGTAAGGACATAGCTCAATTGGTAGAGCGGTAGGTTTTCACCCTATTGGTTGCAGGTTCAAGTCCTGTTGTTCTTATGAGAGGTCTTACAAAGGGTCACACATTGTGTGGCTTTTTGTGTTGTAAAAAACGGGTGGTGATGATATTGGCGAAGAAAACGAAGCGTGGTAGACCGACCAAGATGACCCAAGGGACACTCCGGAAATTAGAAGAGTTGTTTGTGAGAGGTTTAAGTGACGAAGAAGCCTGTCTTCTAGCTGATATAGGAACCACAACTCTCTATGATTACTGCAAGGAAAATCCTGAATTTTCGGAGCGAAAAGAGCTACTTAAGCAACGCGTTAAAATACGAGCTAAACTTAATATATCAAAAGCAATTGAAGACGGTGATACAGACTTGTCAAAATGGTACTTGAGCGTCGAGATAATGATTTTAAGGCAAAACAAGCAGTCACACACGGCGGAGAAATAGCTGTTAATCAAGTAAATCCATTCGCTGGTCTATCAACTGAAGAATTAAGAAAGTTAATTGCTGATGGATAAAGCAGCACTCAAGAGGCAAGCGCAGCTGGAACTTGCACGTCGTAATTTTTTTATTACTGCCAACTTATGGCAGGAGATTTCTACAAGTCAGAAAGAATCTATCTAAAACAGTTGTGTGACAGTTTTCAAAACTTCATGTCTGACGACGAGCACAATGTGTTGATCATCAATATCGGCCCGCGCCATAGTAAATCGCGTACGGCTGGAATGTTTGTCCAATGGTTGTTGGGAAATGATAACACAAAGAAAATTATGACAGGCTCATACAATGATACATTGTCAACAGTATTTTCAAAATCTGTTCGAAACGCTATCCAGGAAGAGAAGGCAGATGACTCCATCACAGTCTTTTCTGACATATTCCCGGATACCAAAATCAAGCGTGGCGATGGAGCTATGAACCTGTGGTCACTGGAAAAGGGGTATAACAATTACTTGGCGACCTCACCAGGCGGGACCGCAACAGGTTTCGGCGCGGATGTCATTATCATAGATGACTTGATTAAGAGCGCTCTGGAAGCCAATAATGCGAATATCCTAGAGGGTCATTGGGAGTGGTTCACAAATACCATGCTATCGCGTTTTGAAGAAGGTGGCAAACTGATTATCATCATGACCCGCTGGCATTCCGAAGACCTTGCTGGCAAGGCCTTGAGCAAGCTACCCGAATCTGGGTATAGCGTCAAGCATATCAGTATGCGGACCTACGATGAAGAAACAGACACTATGTTGTGCGAGGATGTTCTGAGCAAAGAGTCTTATTTCCGCAAGGTCAAAGCTATGGGTGCCGATATTGCTTCGGCTAACTATCAACAAGAACCTATCGACATTAAAGGTAGATTATATAGCGAGTTTAAAACCTATGTAGATAGACCGATATTTAAGCGTATTAGCGCCTATACTGATACGGCAGATACGGGTAAGGACTATCTAGCTAGTTATATCTACGGAGAAACGATGGATAAGGAAGCTTATATCTTAGATATCTTGTTCACGAAGGAGCCGATGGAAGTGACAGAACCTTTATTAGCGAGGAAATTAGTCGAGAACGAGGTAAATCTATGCTGGATTGAATCCAATAATGGTGGTCGTGGTTTTGCTCGGAATGTAGAACGATTGATGAGAGAAAATCATGGTACAAATCAAACAACGGTCAAATGGTTCCATCAGTCAAAAAATAAGCAGGCTCGTATTTTAACAAATGCAACGTGGTTAATGGAACATGTCTATTTTCCAGAAGGGTGGCGTAACCGTTGGCCAGAGTTGTATAAAAGTCTTATGACCTATCAAAGGGAGGGTAGAAATGCTCATGATGATGCGCAAGATGCTTTGACAGGTATAGCAGAGAAAATCACAGCTAATTCGAGCTGGCTTGTATAGTGTATAGGAGGAATAATGTTAGAAACGAATGATATACTAAAACTAGTTGCTGAAGTAAAAAAATGATTGCTGATGATCGTGTAAGCGATCTAAAAAAGATATGCAAGTTAGTATTGATTACTACAATGGATTACATGATATTGGAGGTTACAGACTTTTCTTTTTCAACAACGAAGGTCAAATTGTAGAAGAGAAGAATCGAAGCAATACAAAAATTGCTCATCAGTTCTTTACTGAGTTAGTGGATCAAAAAGTACAATACTTGCTTTCAAATCCTATTGAAATTTCAACAGAAGATGCTGAATTGCAAAAATATTTGAATGAGTATATAGATGAAGATTTTCAACTCATGTTACAAGAACTCGTTGAAGGAGCAAGTCAAAAAGCTATTGAGTATGTTTTTTGGAAAAAAGGTGCAGACAACCGTATCAGTTTTAAAACTGCTGACGCTTTTAAAATAATACCGATTTACGATGCATTTTACAACATTGAACAAGTAATCTATTATTACGATGATGAAATTACGATTGAAAATAAGAAAAAACCCGTAACTAAAGTTCAGCTCTGGACAAAAGAAGAGATTTTTTATTTTGTGCAAATCGACAATAAAGATTTAAAGTTAGATGATTCTATCAAAATTAATCCCTCTCCGCACATAATCGCAAAAAACAATAGTGAGCTATTTGGAAAAAGTTACGGCCAGGTGCCATTCCTATGTTTAGAAAACAATCGACAAAAGAAAAATGATTTAGCGCCTATCAAGGATTTAATCGATGATTATGATTTGATGGCATGTTCTCTATCTAATAACTTAATCGACTTTGATCACCCGATTTATGCTGTCAGAGGTTTTGAAGGTGATAACCTTGATAACCTAGTTACTAATTTGAGAACAAAAAAAACTGTTGGTGTTGGGGAGAATGGAGGTATCGAAGTTCATACTGTTAATATTCCTGTTGAAGCACGTAAAACAAAATTAACTATTGATAAAGAGGCCATCTATAAATTTGGAATGGGCTTCGATAGTTCTCAGACAGGTGATGGAAATATCACTAATGTTGTTATCAAATCGAGATACAGCTTACTTGATTTAAAGTGTAATAAAACTGAAGTCCGACTGCGGAAAGTCATTAAGAGAATGCTAAAACTTATTGTAGAGAATATAAATGAGCTGCATGAAAAGGCTTTTGATGCGTCGACAATCACTATAAAAATTACTCGCGATGTTATGGTTAACAAGACGGACAATGCGACAACTGAGAAGATTGAAGCTGAGACTAAGAAGATTCTTGTGGATAACATCATGACAGCTTCTACCCGATTGGATGATAAGACTGTTCTAAAAACTTTGTGTGAAATCCTAGAAGTGGATTTTGCAGAAGTCGAGCGCTTGTTTGATGAACAGGGTTACAAAGGAGATTTCAATCAGAATTCGGAGGTGACAGATGACGGAGTTGAACAGGTTTCAGCGGGAAATAGAGTTCCTGCTGAAGAAAGCTGATAAGTCAACGGATAGACGGCTCTATGACCTCTACATTGATACGATTAAAGACTTGAAAAAATCCTTGCTGGTAGATTATCAGCGAATCGGAGAATTAAAATCGTCAGAAAAACTCAAATTGAGTCAAATGACAGCACTTTTGGAACAACTGGAGCGATCCTCTAGTGAACTAAAAAAAGAACTTAAAAATGAAATCACAGGGCATCTAATACATACGGGACAGATAGCTTATAACGAGTTATTCTATGAGTATGAGACTAGCTATGCTGGGATTAACTTTGCTCTTCTGAAAGAAGATGAACTCAGGACTATTATAGAAACACCTATCGCTAATTTTAAATTATCCGAACGGTTAGATGACGGAGTTGTCGAACGGTTAAAAAGCAATATCAAGGATGATTTAAACCGAGTGTTTTTGAACGGAGATAGTTATGCAAAGGCTGCTGCTAGACTAGCGGAACAAGGGTATAGTTCCTATCGTAGAGCAATTATGATTACCCGAACAGAAGCTGGACGGGTTCAGGCTGTTGCCAGGGAGAAAGCACAAGTAGAAGCTAGAAATCTGGGTATTGATTTTGACAAGGTTTGGGTAGCTACTCTGGATGGTCGTACTAGACACAATCATGCAGAATTGGACGGTGCCAAGGCCGACAAAGACGGTTACTTTGAGATTAACGGTCTGCGGACCAAGCAACCGCATATGTTCGGTGTTGCCAGCGAGGATGTCAACTGCAGATGTCGGACAATATCAAGGCTTAAAGATGATAAAACCCCGCTTTTAAGACGCGATAACGAAACTGGCGAGATTGTCGAATATCGGAATTATCAGGAGTGGGAGAAAGCCACCTTGGAACGCAGATTGGCGACAAATGAGAGAAAATCAATTGATAATCGCCTGTATCGTAAATATCATATTGATAACAGTCAAACCAAGGATATATCAACAGAAACTTTGAAATCTGTGAATGAAAGCCTAGACAAATTGATGCAAAAGCACAAAGGTATCAAGCCGTATTTAAAAAAGGTAACTTTTACTGATAGCTTAGCTGATACTACTGCAAGCGCTGGAATAAGATTCAATAAAGGGAAAGCTGAATTTTCTATCAAGTTGAATCATGAACATTTTAAAAAACCGGAAACGATTCAAAAGTTAATAGATGTTCGTGTCGCAGATGGTGAATGGACCCCTAAGAATGGTATTAACGGCATTCTTGAACACGAAGTTATCCACTTGCGAGAATACAAAGCAATTGTCAAGAGATACGGGACTTTGAACGGTACAAATACAGAGGCTCAAAAATCTAAAATAAGAAAGGCATTTGCTAATAACGAACTACCAAAAGAAATCAAAGAAACAGCGCTAAAAAACTTACAAATTCCTGATGAAAATGCTATAATTGAATCAAGACTAGGTAGGTACGCCACAGAAAATGCAGCTGAATTTGTAGCTGAAGCATACTCAGACGCAAGTAATTCAGAGATAGCAATTGAAGTGAGACGATTAGTTGACAAGAAATGGAGGTGACCTTTATGCTCATTAGCCCTAGTTTACAATTAGGAAGCAGAGTTGAACGTTTGGATGATGGCTATTGGCATGTAAAATCTGAGTACAAAGCTACTTGGACGAAAGGTGACCAGGATTTGTTAGACCGATGCAACGAAACAATCAAAGAGTATCGAAAAGATAGGTCTAAATTTGTTTTTGATGACGATATAGAATAAGCACCTAGAGAAGTCTAAGTGCTTTTCTTATATCCTAACCGTATGGAATCCCGTACGGTTTTCTTTTTGCCCAAAAAACTCGCCCGGCATGGCGTTAAACTGTTTAACATATTTCAAATTCTCGTGGTCGTCACACGTTAACTAGACGTAGAAGGAGAACGTATGAAACGTGATTTTTTAGTAGGCCTTGGATTGTCTGATGACGTTATCAATCAGATTATGGTTGAGCACGGGAAGTCTGTTCAAGGTGTGCAGTCGAAGCTTGACGAAGCAGAGAGTAAGCTCGAAGAAGCTAACAGCACGCTGGACACGCTGAAACAGTCTAATAAGGACAATGAAGATCTGCAGAACGAACTAAAAACGTACAAAGAGAAGGTGTCGCAACTGGAAGCTGATGCAAAAGAAACAACCAAGAAGCAGACCATCAAGGATGCTTTGGGCAACGTAAAAGCAACAGATGTTGATTATCTCATGTACAAACTAGGCGATGTAGAATTGGCAGAGGACGGTAGCATTAAGGACCTCGACAGTAAAATCAAGGACTTGCAGACAAACTACCCGACATTCTTCCAAATTTCAGAGCCAGAACAACCAGATAATGGTTTTAAGTCTTTGGGTGGAGCTGATATCCCACCTGGTGGGAAAATCGACCCAAATCAATCTATGGCTAATGAATTTAGCCAAGCATTAGGATTAAAATAAAAAAGGAGAAAGTAAATTATGCCAAATACTCTTGAATACTCAAAAATTTTCCAACCTGCCCTGGATAAGCAAATCGTACAGGAATCAACAACGGGTTGGATGGAAGTTAACAGTAAGTTAGTCCAATACAACGGTGGTAATGAAGTCAAGCTTCCATCTATTGTGATGGACGGACTTGCTGATTATGATCGTAATACAGGTTATGTTGACGGTGCTGTAACACTCAAATGGGAAACCTACAAACTTACACAAGATCGTGGACGTAAGTTCCAATTGGATGCTATGGACGTTAATGAAACAAACTTTGTTGCAACTGCAGGAACTATCATGGGTGAATTCCAACGAACTCTGGTAGTACCAGAAATCGACGCTTACCGTTACTCAGCAATCGCATCTAAAGCTATTGCAGCCGAACAAAATCGTGCAGCAACAATTACTGATACAAACATCTTGACCGAGCTTTTGAAAGATATTGCGAAAGTGAAAGAAGTTGTCGGAAATACTTCTAAACTAAAAATTGTTATGTCTGAAACCATGTTGATCAATCTTGGACTTGACGATAAAGCTGCTAAACGTATGTCGACAGTTAATAATGCAGCTGCTGGAGAAGTGGCGACTGTTATTACTAAAATTGACGGTCACGAAATCACTACAACTCAGCAGTCATTACTTCAAACTGCATTTAAGTTTAATGACGGTAAAACTAGTGGACAGGAGAAAGGTGGCTTTGTAAAAGACTCCTCTGCTAAAGCTATTAACTGGCTTATCATTGCTGAAAATGCACCTATTGCAGTGTCTAAAACAGATACTGTGCGAGTATTTGATCCAATTACAAATCAACGTGCGAACGCTTGGGATATGGACTATCGTAAATATCATGATATTTGGATTCCTAAATCTAAAGAAAAATCAATTTTTGTCAATACTGTAGCTTAGGAGGTTTCTTATGCGCAAATTTAAACGACTGAATGTCATTAAGGAAACGGATAGTGACTTGGTAGCTGACAGACTTTTAGAGGAAGGGTTTGAAGAAATCATGGGTGACAATGAACCAGAAGGTCTGTCTCGTGACAATATCAAAGCTCAATTGGATGCAGCTGGCATCGAGTATGCTAAAAACGCAAAAACTGAAATCTTGCTTGAAATTTTAGAAGCATCAAAACCAGGAGAGTAGTCATCTACTCTCCTTTTTAATCGGAGGTATGTATGATTATTAGCCTAGACGAAGCACTAAAACTTGACGCAACTGCCACACAGGAAACTTGTGACGGTTTGGAAACTATGGTTCGAAAATTGACCAACAACAATTTTCAATTGATTAAATTCCGACTCCGAGACTTGAAATTGTCAGAAAACACAATCAAGTCAAGTAGTGGGCGTATGGATGTATTCCGCCCTGGAGACACAATCGAAATTAACGGAACAGATTACAATGACGGCCTATACATCGTCAAGAGCGTTTCTGATAGCGTGATTACTGTCCATGGAGAATTTATCGCAGAAATCAATTCAGGAGCCATAGCAACGAAAATTAACTATCCAGCGGATGTTTTGGCCGGTGTGAAGAAGTTGATTGCTTACGATGTAAAAATGCGTGACAAAGTAGGTATCAAATCCGAGACAATAGCACGTTGGTCTGTGACGTACTACGATGTTACAGCAGCAGAAAGTTCAGAAGGCTATCCGGTCAGTCTACTTGGATTCTTAAATAAGTACAAGAAACTGAGGTGGTCATGATGATGGCATTTAATCTTCTAAAACCTACCTCTAATGGCGAGAATGAACTTGGCCAAGAAATCTTTGAACACAAGCAAGTTGCTGTGTTTTTTGGTTATATGGATATGCTGGACGGTAGTGAATCGACCGACAAACTAGCCTATATTGCAGATAGTACTCATGTCATTCTAACAAAGGGCAGGACAGTCAATGCTGAAATAGAAGACAAGATTGAAGTTAATGGAAAAACCTATGAAGTGACCTATGTTGATGATCCGGTAAATATCGGGCATCATCTGGAAATCTATGTTAAAGGAGCCCATTGATGAAATTTGTTGATAATTCAACGACTGTCAAAAGAGAGCTTGAACGTGCTGCAATTAGAGGCTTGATTAAGGCAGCTATGTTGGTAGAGGCTCAAGCTGTGTTACTGGTCCCTGTTGGTGAAACAGGCGATTTGCGAGGTAGTATTGGCTATAAAGTCAATGAAAGCGAGCTGGTAGCTTATGTCGGCACTAACTGTGAATATGCGATTTATGTCGAATTTGGTACTGGTGATTTTGCAGAGAATGGGAATGGTCGTAAAGGTGGCTGGGTGTACCGTACGCCTAAAGGAGAGGTCTTTTTCACTTATGGAATGCCACCACAACCGTACCTGAGACCAGCTTTTAGAGAAAATCAAAAAGCTATAAGGGAGATATTAGCAAACTGCTTGAAAGAATTGGGAGGGTAGATGAAAGAAGTTATCAAAACAATTCTGAAAGAATTGAAAAGTCTTAATACTGAGAGTTACTACATCAAGAACAGTGCTCAGGTTGTCAAATATCCTTACGCAGTCTTTTCATTAAGTCTGACTAACATTGACCAACACGCAGACAGCTGTTATATGGATGTGGATATTTTTTGTAACGAGGGACTGGATCAGGTTCAAATAGAAACATTATCCGAAAGTATCAAAATGCATTTTAGACATTTTAACAAAATCCTTGAGGATTGCTACATGCGAATGCAATTCCAATCGATGCAGACAGTACAAACAAATCTGGACAACCTGCAACGTCGGAACTTGCGTTTTTATATAAAAATAGATTGGAGAAAATAAATGGGAAAAACTGCTGTAAAGCGAACAGGCTACTCAGCCAATACACCAAAACATTATTTGATTAATGCTGGTGCAATCTATAAAAATTTAGAATGGAATGCAACTGGTGGTGAAGGGAGCAAAGGCCAATGGGAAGGTGAATTGCTTGGTGCAACTGCTGGAGGTAATAAGGTTACAATTGAACAGAATTACCGAGTAATTGATATTGATGGTGTGTTTACTCCTGCAGTAGGCCAAAAGATCCTCGAAAGTCAAACGGCAAAACTGGAAACTAATGTCAAAGAATTGACAGCCGAAAACATTCGATTGTCAATCAATGGGAAGATTGCAGACTCAGACGGTGTAGATGCTCCGACTGGATATAAAGTGATTTCTGGTAAAGCGAAATTAGAAAACACTGATTATATCAAAAACTTAGGAATTGTTGGAACGATGTCAGGAACCGACGATCCAATCATTATCATTATTGATAATGCTTTGTGCACATCTGGCTTAGACTTTGAAACAAAAGACAATGATGAGGCTGTAATCTCAATGACTTTCGAAGCGCATGCTAATGAAGGTCAAGTTGATGATTTAAGCTTACCTTGTCGTATTTATTTCCCAAATATCAATTAGGAGGTTTTTATGTCTGAGAAATTGGAAATGCGTGAGTTGAATGGTGGAGATATCTTCACTATGTTATCTATTATTGGAAAACTAGATATCAAAGAAGAAGTTGTCGCACTGATTGAGCGTCAATATGCGACTGGGAAAAATGTAGTTCCTTTAGCTGATCATCAGAAAAAGAAACCTACCAAAAAAGAACAAGAAGAAGCGAGTCTTAGCTATCAAAAACGTGGCATGGTGTTAGCAACGGATATTGGATTCGCTATTTTAAAACATGTTGGCGATGCTAAAAATGAAGTCAATAAATTCTTGGCCGACTTGACAAGCACGAGTCAGAAAGAAATTGAGTCATTAAACATGGCAAGTTACACGAAGCTGCTTTTTGATTTTGGGAAAAAGGCGGAACTTAAGGATTTTTTCCAATCTATTGCTTCGCTATTGGATTAGGATTAAATAAGCTAAGAGATATACTTTTCAAGAGGTACGGGAATCCAGAGCAACTTTTAGAAAATCAAAATCTAAAAGAAGCTTTGGATTTTTTTATGTATTTACTTGATGAACAAGATAAAGAAGAACTAACAGACATTTGGAAATCAAAAGAAATAAATATGTCTTTAGCAGATTTTATCAAAAAATACTCTAAGAAAAGTTATATTGAAAAACAAAGTAAGAAGCAACAAACAATAAAAAAGATAATGAAGCTATAGCTTTGGCTGAATCTATCTTGAAATTACCAGGGAAAGGAGGTTAGAAAAGTGAATGTATTTGAACTATTTGGAAAAATCGGTATAAATAATAAACCTGCTAACAAAGCTATCGATGAAACGACTGGGAAAGCAGAAGGTGCTCATAGTAAACTATCAGTTATTTTTGGAAAAATTGGCAATCTAGCTGTAAAAGCTGGTAAAGTGATGGCTACTGGATTAGCAGTCGGTATTACAGCAATAAGCAGTTTAATTGGCGCTGCAGTTAAAAACTATGCTGAATATGAGCAATTGGTAGGCGGGATAGAAACACTTTTCGGCGCAGGCGGAAAATCTCTTGAAGAATATGCTCAATCAGTTGGTAAGAGTGTAGATGATGCGTCTAGCGAATACAAGAAGCTAATAAACGCACAAGAAGATTTGTTGAATAAGTCTAAAATCGCATATAAGACAGCAGGCCTATCGGCAAATGAGTACATGGAAACTGCGACATCTTTCTCTGCCTCTTTAATCCAATCAGTAAAAGGGGACACTGAAAAAGCTGCTAAACTTGCAGATCAAGCTATCATCGATATGTCTGATAATGCTAATAAGATGGGGTCATCGATGGAATCTATACAAAATGCTTATCAGGGATTTGCTAAGCAGAATTATACTATGCTGGATAACTTGAAATTAGGTTTTGGTGGCACTAAAGAAGAAATGCAGCGATTGCTTGATGAAGCGGGAAAAATCAGCGGTGTTAAGTATGACATTTCTTCATTTGCAGATATCACCGAAGCTATACATGTAATGCAAGTAAAAATGGGAATTGCAGGAACAACTTCGAAGGAAGCTGCTTCAACAATCTCTGGTTCTCTCGGTATGGTAAAAGCAAGCTGGGAAAATTTTTTAACAGGCATGTCAGATCCTGAACAGGATTTTGAGGATTTAGTTGATTCTTTAACTGAATCAATTGGGATTGCATTAGGTAATATAATCCCAAAATTGGTTCAAGCTTTACCAAGAGTCATTAA